CGATCTTGAGTGGCTTGTTGTTCGATACGGACCCCAACATTCGATGTCAGTTGGTGACATTCTCGTTGGTGAGTATGGCGAAGTTCTCATGGTAGACAATTCTGGTTTCACTCAGTTGATGTCTTCCTACGTTGGTGCTGATGTTGCGGAGGTTGCGTAATGGCTCAAGAATCTGAGTGTGTGTTGTGTGGTGAGAAGTTCAATGAGTATGGCAACAATCCATACCCGTTGGCAGAAGAGGGTGAATGTTGCGACAGTTGCAACAATGATGTTATTTACGCTAGACTTGAGGAAATGATTCGTGACACTAAGTAAAGCAGGACGTATTATCAATGCCGAGGCTGAGTTCCTTGGCAAGACTTGGGATTGGGTGATGAATGCCATCGCCGCCAACCCAAACATGTTCCCCAATCGTGCTATTGAGGCACACAAGGTTTTGACATCATGAAATTAGTATTCGCGTTGATCGTTCTGGTCAACAATTTACCCAACAACACCGATGGCATGTACTTTGTCAATGCCTCTGACTGTAACCAAATGGCTTTTGAGACCGAGACGGGTTATGCTGGTTCCGGCCCAGATGGTACTTCAAAGAGTTGGAAGTCCAATGGTGTAAATATTCGTGCGTATTGCGAACCACGAATGGTAGAGAAAAATGCGAGGGCATTTTAATGAAGTATTTTATTTGTGCATTTATGATGATGCCCACAGTGGTATTTGCCCTGTCGCCAAAGATTCCGGTGCCTGAACCCGATCCAATTGTGATTTATTATCCAGATGGAAGCACTTATACTCTACGAGAAGGCGAAAACATCTTTGTGTCTGACTCAAATGTTCTCTTTGAAATCCTTGAAGAAGACGAAGACTTGCATCTCAAATCCAATCAGGTTTGGATGTATAGAGACTTTGATATGCATGTTGAAGAATGGATTCCAGAGCCCATATGGACTACAGGTGAATGATGTCGCGTAGATACTTCAAAGAAATTACCAAGTGGGATAAGTGTGATTATTCCGTCAAGAACCACACATATATATTTGAAGACTCAAAGTGTGTGGGATACATTAAGACTGGCACCAAAGAAGAAATTATATTTTCAAAATTCTCCCGCCAGTTCACGCGGAGTTATAGAAAATTTGTCGAGATTTACCCTTGACATTTTCTATCGTATTTGGTACTATAAGTACTGATAGGAGAAACTATGTCGCCATCTAGAGAACATTTGCAAAAAATTGCAGAGTTTATTAAGACCCTTCCCCCAGAACAGGTGGAAGTGGCACAAAACATATACGAAACGTACAGTTTTGTATCAAGACTGTTGGACCCAGAAGGGTTTGGTCTAGCAGTGTCCGCCGAAGTTAGGGATGAAGCAAGAAAGTGTCTTGGTATGCCAAAGGTAGAAACCAAGTTTTACCAATGAATTTACTGCCCATAGCTCAATCGGATAGAGCATCAGCCTTCTAAGCTGAGGGTTCGGGGTTCAAGTCCCTGTGGGCAGGCCAACATGAAAGGATAGTAATGCCAACATACAAGTTTCATAATAAGAATACTGGAGATATGTGGGAAGACTTTATGGGTATATCCGCTGCGGATGAATACCTAAAAGAAAATCCTCATATTGAACGGATGGTTGCCGGTGCCCCAGGCTTAGTTGCTGGGCGCGGTGACCGCACCAAACCAGATGGAGGATTCAAGGAAGTCCTCTCAAAAATCGCAGAGTCTAATCCGACATCGGCTCTTGCAAATGATTATGGTAGAAAGGACGCCAAGTCGGTTGCAGTACGAAATATTACACAGAAATACCAACCAAAATGATATTTCTGTGTATAAATAATTTTTGAACCCTGTGTTATTATTAGAGGAATTAAATATGAATAGGTTCATTACAGTCGCAACGCTTAGTCTAATGGTTGCGTTTAACGTGGGGTGTGCTTCTGCCTCAGGAAGTGATTACTACGAAGCAATTCGCAAGACCGCAGAAGCTCAGGCTCTTGCATCCGAAGCGAAGTATCGTGCTCTTGCACAAGTCGCCGCAAGTGGTGATGGTCAGGCTGCATCCGCAGCTGTTATGGCTATCGCACTTTCTCAAGACAAAACTGTGACCCCGCAGTACGTTGAGTCTACCGCTCTGAAATGGGCGCAAGTTCTCACACCTACTGTTGGTACTCTCGGTCTTGGTTTGATTCAGGCCGGTGTTTCCAAAAATGCGTCTGACAACGCCTCCAAAGTCCAGATGGCAAGTATGGCTAGTAATGAAGCCATTCAACTTGGTCAACAGGGTATGGTCGGTGATTTGGTCGGTGATCTGAGTACTGGTTGGTCTACTAGTGCAGCTGCTGGTGGTGCCGCTACTGCTGAGATTGCAATTGCAGGATTCACTGCATTGAATACTGCGGGTGGCCAAACTGTTTCGTTGGGTGTTGCCGGTCTTGATGCTACGGAAAATGTCGCTACGGTTGGTATGAACAATATCACCCAGTTGGGTCAGGATGGTCTGACCACCGCCTCAACAATCGCCAATTTTGGCATGACAGGTATGCAAACGTTGGGTGTTGCCGGTATGGAGGGCATTGCAGATGTTTCCAATACTGGTATGACAAACCTTACCACTCTTGGTGTAACGGGAATGGCTTTGGTTGACAGTCAAGGAAATAACTACGCTGATATCATTACTGATATGCAGAGTAGTATCGATTCCGCTATTGGTGAGTTGGCTACTCCAATCACTTGTAGTCCTGATGCAAATGGTGCGATGGTCTGTCAGTAATTACATCTAAAAGTGTGATAAATAAGGGGGGTAACACCCCCTTTTTTATTGTGCCGACATATCATGGAGTAAATTATGGCAAAAGAAGACAGTTTTGCAGGACACTATGCGTCCCTGTTTGACCCAAAAGAACTCAAACTTCTAGAAGATAAAGCTCAGAAGGAATTTCTCAAAGGTCAGGAATTATTTGAAACAAATATTGAAGAAGAAGAGGTCAAGGCCTTGTCCGAGGCATTGGCTATTGACTACGCTGAAAAGTGGAAAGTCTATGCCCGCATGAAGGTTGCAGAAAGAAACTTTGAGCGGTCAGAGAATATTAGGGCAAGCCTTACTCAGAAGTTGATCCATGCAAATGCAAATCTTGAAGTTACACTCAAGACGTTGGAAGAAAAGAAGGTTGCAGTTGCATATGAATTGAGGGAGAAAGAGAAGGCCAAGACACTGGTAAGGGAACTGCGTGCCGAACTCAAGTCGCTGAAAAAACCTAAAGAGGTTTCAAAGCGTTCGGCCCCCGAAAAAAAGTCCGCGGCCAAAAACGCCTGAGAGGTTTTTTATAAATAATGGTATGTATAGTTTTTCATCATATTTAAAAGAAGATGCCCAAGGCAAGAATCTTCATCTAGAACACCTAGAAGACGAAATCATTAATTTCGGAATAGGTGGGGCTAGAGGCGCAATTAACTTTTTACAGTCGTTGCGTGATATGCTTTCTGGTAGTTCTCGTTCATCTGTTCACATGACTGTGAAATGGGATGGTGCGCCTGCGATATTCGCCGGCGTCGATCCTTCTGATGGAAAGTTCTTTGTCGCAAAGAAATCGGTATTCAATAAAACACCGTTACTATACAAGACACGACAAGAAATTCAGTCTGACCCCAAACTTCCACAGGCACTCAAACCCACCTTTATTACTGCGCTTGATGAATTCAGTAAATTGGGTATAAAGGGTGTCTTACAGGGTGATCTGATGTTTACTGGTAGCAGTCTAGAAACAGATACGATTGATGGCCAGCGATACACCACTTTTCAACCTAACACAATCGTCTACGCAATTCCAAGTGGGTCTGAGTTGGATCGACAGATTCGTGCCGCGAAGATCGGCGTTGTGTGGCATACCACATATTCTGGTAACAGTCTACAAAATATGAGAGCGTCATTCGGTGCCAACATATCTGGATTGAAAAAAAGCAGAAGTGTGTGGATGGATGATGCCTCTTATAGAGACGAAAGTGGTACTGCTACATTTACTAAATCAGAGACCGCATCTATAACTGCGAAACTTGCTGCGGCAGGTAGACTATTTCAAAACATTGACGCGGGACAACTAAAGACTTTTCTCCGCTTGCAATCTGCAATGGAGGGTTCTAGTCACACCGCTGGTGCTACACTCAAGACCTACAACAACTCAAAGGTTCGGGTCGGGAAAAAGGTTACCAATGTCCGACAACATGTGTCTGGATATGAAAAGTGGGTAGAAGAAAAATTCGATGCCGCAATCAACAAATTAAAAACGCCGGCGTCCAAAGATAAACTCGAAAAGAAAAAGAAAGAGACTATAAGAGAACTCAAAAAGTATGACAATCTGCTTATTAACGTGGTTGGTTTTCAAAACGAACTTGTCGAAGCAAAAATGCAGATCGTCACAAAACTAAACGGCATCAAACAGCTGATGAATACCTTTGTTCGCACCAAACAGGGATTCAAAGTAACTGCACCGGAAGGATATGTTGCGATTGACAGGGTTGGTGGCAACGCGGTGAAGTTGGTAGACCGCATGGAATTTAGTTACAACAACTTCACTGCGATAAAAAGTTGGGACAGATGAGACTAAGAGAAGAAAAAGAAAAACATATGGTCTTTGCTTTCGGTAGGATGAATCCACCCACTGCCGGTCACAGTAAACTAGTGGATAAGGTTCACTCCCATGCAAAGTCTATTGGGGCTGACCACAGAGTTATCGTGAGCCACTCTCAAGATAAACACAAGAACCCTCTGACATCTGCACAGAAGACTCGTTATCTAAAGCACGTTCATCCGCATGGGAAGTTTGAGGCATCCTCTAACTCGCAACCACATGTTTTTGCACACCTTGCAAAGATGCACAAAGAGGGACACACTCACGTTACTATGGTTGCCGGTTCTGACCGTGTACATGAATTTCACAAACTGATAAACAAGTACAACGGCAAGAAAGGTAGTCATGGATATTACAAATTCAAGAGTCTCAAAGTAGTCTCTGCTGGGGCCCGTGATCCAGACGCAACGGGTGTCGCCGGTATCAGTGGAACAAAGATGCGATCACACGCATCCAATAACGATTATAAATCCTTTAAGTCTGGTTTACATAAAAACACCTCACATGGCGAGGCAAAAAAACTATTCCATGCTACAAGAAAGGGAATGGGTCTCAAAGAGGGTCAAACTAGATTATCATTTGGAGCATTTTTAAATGAACAGAGAAGCAGTATTTGAACAACTAAAGATTGACGAGGGAGTAGAATACGAAATCTACCTCGACCATCTTGGATATCCTACCGTGGGTGTCGGCCACCTCATTTTAGAAGAAGATTACGAGTACGGAAAGGAAGTCGGTACTATGATTTCTGTTGAGAGATGTGAAGAGTTATTCTCACGCGATCTCGACACCTCTATCAGCGAATGTACTGCTTTGTATGGAGATGGATTTGGAGATTTTCCCGACGAGGTTCAACAGATATTGGTCAACATGATGTTCAATATGGGTAGAACCAGATTGTCCAAATTCAAAAACTTTAATGCTGCTATTGCTGAAGGAGATTGGAAAACTGCCGCAGTAGAGGGAAGAGATTCACTCTGGCATCGTCAGGTTACGAATAGGGCAGAAAGATTGATGGTGAGGATGGAAGAAGTATGAGAGCCTTTTTAATTGGTGTTGTATTTTTGTCTATGGTAGGATGTTCTCAACTCACAGGATTTCTCCCCGACAAGTTTGACAGTACAGAATATGGTACATTGGTAGAACTCGCAATCGTATCAGAAAACACAAAAGACTGTGACCGAGATGTGATGGAGTTTGCATGGGCAAAGAGTGCCTTCTTGCAAAAATATTCAGAACACACGATGAATGACAACAATGCGGCGATCTATACTCAAATCCATGATCTAGTGAACGAACTGAAAATTAGACAGGAACCATCGCTTGGTTACTGTAGAATCAAGTGGGGAAACATTTCCTCTATTGTAGAAGAAGCATTAGTCATATCTGGGAGTAGAATGAAATGACAGAAGAACAACTCATAAAAAAATATTCCCAGAAAGTCCGTGAATTGAACGAACTCCTAGATACTGGAATGATATCTCAGGCAGAGTATGAAGAACTGGTGCAGGATTTTACTGATATCGAAACTATTCGTGATGACATTAAAGAAGAGGACATGAAAATTAAGGCGGCTAAAATCATAGACGCCATCTCCCATTTGATTAAAATATTATAAATAGTCTTATGGAAAAATCATTCAAAGACTTTGTACCACTTGAGGAGGGCGTAAACGATCCCGCCATCTTCAAAGCGGTATTTTTAGCAGGTGGGCCAGGCAGCGGAAAATCTTTCGTTGTCGGTAAATCCGCACTGACCTCGTTTGGTCTAAAATTAGTAAACTCTGATACCGCATTTGAGGCTGCACTGAAGAAGGCAGGTCTTACAAAAACACCAGGCGATATTTTCTCCACGAAAGGTCAGTCTTTGCGTGATCGTGCCACGTTAATAACCAAGAAGAAACAAGAGGGTTACTTAAATGGTAGACTCGGTTTGGTTATCGATGGTACTGGAAAAGATTTTGAGAAAATCAGACAACAAAAAATAGAGTTAGAAAAGTTGGGATATGAGACTGCAATGATTCTCGTAAACACTGACTTGGACACTGCTGTTGCCAGAGATAAGAAACGCGACAGAACTTTGGGTAAGACAAAAGTCGAACCAATGTGGAGATCGGTTCAAAACAACATTGGTAAATTCCAAAACCTATTTGGTAATCAGTTTATCGTTGTTGATAACACAGATGGTGCCAACTACGAAGGTGGTATCATGTCTGCTTTCAGAAAGATCGGTCAGTGGACAAGACAAACTCCAAACAACCACCTTGCTCAAAGATGGATTCGCGACCAGAAACAACGGAGAGGTATGAAAGAAGAAAAAGAATTTAAACCTCACTATATGTTCAAGGATGGCAAAAAGGTTTTTGCGAAAAAAGAAAAAGATCATATAAAACTCATGAAACAGGGTTGGTCTCATGATGACCCCTCTACAAAAGAAATAGAAGAAGATTTACGCAAGTGGTTTGGCAAGGGGCCAAAAGGTGATTGGGTCCGTGTAGGTACAGACGGAAAGATCAAAGGTGACTGTGCTAGAGAGCCTGGAGAAGGCAAACCCAAGTGTATGCCCAGATCAAAGGCTCACAGCATGTCCAAAGATGACAGGGCAACATCTGCTAGAAGAAAAAGAAGGAAAGACCCAGTTGCAGATCGTAGTGGTAAGGGCGGCAAACCAGTTATGGTAAAGACCGATGTCAAAGAGGCATCAATGTCAGCACAAGATCGTTTTGCAAAAAGACTTAAAGACAAACATGGTATGGACTTGGAAGCCAAGTTGAAGTACTATGAGGACATGAAGAAAAAATTTCAACAGACATCAGCGAAAACAGTAAAATCAGAAGAGAAGATTGATGAAAAGTGTTGGAATGGATATAAAGAGAAAGGTCTGAAAAAGAAAGGCAATAGGGTTGTTCCGAATTGCGTCCCAGTATCAGAGACTCCGCAGTGGATGCAACCCGCACTGGCAAAGACTGTCTATAAAACTCAGTACAAACACGCACACAAACTTCTGAAACAAATTGTAGACCGCAAGAAGAAAGAGGGTGGTGGCAAACTCCGACATGGTGTTGAGTACTATGCCGCAAAGGTTGCAGGACAGGTTTCGGATAAGGTTGATCCCAGAACTCTTGCTGGTATGTATGAAGATGTGCAGATTAGTAAGTACGAGTGGGGTAGACCAGAAGGAACTGCGTATTTGAAGGCAGTAACACCTGGCGAGCCAGGAGAAACCACAAAGAAAAACAAGACTACTAATAAGTACCACTACAAGGCAAAGGTACAAGAGAACTGCGGTTGCGGTCAAGACCCCTGCATCACATACGGTAAGCAAGCAGTGAAAGAACACTGTGGTTGTGAAGAAGATGCCGATTATGATGTTTTGGAAATGGACCACCATGTATTCAGTGAGAGAGAAATCGAAGAGATGGAAACTCAGATTGATGGCATGAATTTCGATGACCTAATTGATCTTGGAATGTATGACGAAGAAGAAGTTGAAGAATTAGATGCTGCGGCAGAGGAAGATGAGGATATTCACGATAACATTGATATCCTTGAAAATCTGTCAATTCAAGGTAGAATGAAACGTCGATTCAACGCTCGTCGTAACAAACAAAAACTGAAGGTTGCTCGTATGAGGGCATCCAGAAGAGCCGCCGACCCCGCAAGAATTAAGAGAAGGGCATCTCGCGGTGCAAGAAACATGATTAAAGGTCGCATTGCGAGAGGTAGAGATATCAAGTCTTTGCCACCCGCAGAGAAGGCAAGAATTGAAGCGATGGCCAAACGTTTTGGTGGTCTGGTTTCTAGACTCGCACAGAGAATGGTCCCGATAATCAGAAAGAACGAACTGAAGAGACTTACTTCAAGAAGAAGTAAACCACAGAAGGCTAAGAAATATAATCCAGCACAGGCGAAGTCACAGGCGTCTAAACAGAAGGCTAAGAAGTTTAAGGTGAAGAAGAAATGAAGACTTTTTTGGAGTTTGTCACAGAAGAAGGTATTAAGTCTGGACACAAACGGCCCACTGATAAAGGTGCTGGTCTGACACAGAAGGGCGTAGATGCAGAGAACCGCAGAACCGGCGGCAATCTACAGACTGCTGTTACTACGCCTCCTAGTAAACTAAAGAAAGGTAGCAAAGCGGCTAATAGAAGAAAATCCTTCTGTGCCCGATCACGCGGTTGGACGGGTGAAAGAGGTAAGGCTGCAAGAAGAAGATGGAACTGCTAAGAGTTTAATTTCGTTATGACAATTGATGATATTCTGAAGTACACAAGACAGTACTTGGGTAAAGGTCTTTCTTGGGAAAACAGTGTGTGTCTCCCACAAGAAAATCTGCCAACAATCCGAAAGTGCCTCGGTGGTATCAATCTTGCTTTATGTGATTCAATAGACTCGTGGAAAGAAAACAGAACACATAATTTGTTTTGGATTGACCCAGACACACAAGAAACCTTTAACGAACACAAGAATGACCCCCAGACCCGAAAGTGTCTGGAACAGTTTAACTGGATAAGAACTGACGGGTCGCAAAACGCCGTTTCAGTCCAGTACCTCCTCAACGACCAAGGATACCGAATAGACCACGGTTATGATGAAGACGGAATTATTTTCTATGGATGCAGTTTTACATTCGGTATCGGTCTAGACAAGGAACATACCTTCACTGAGATAGTATCAAAAGAACTGGGTCTTGCAAATTTTAATTTCGGTATCCCTGGCGTTGGACTTGATGCAAGCGTAATTCATGCTTTGTTCTTACTCAAACACACTGTCAAGAAACCAAAAGCGATGGTTGTTTTTACACCACCACCAAGAAGGTGGAACTACTTTAACGGATCTCAGATTGTAACCACCTCTTCTCAACAGATTTCAAAATACAGGAAAATTACAGAAGAGTATGTAATGTCAATGGAGTATCAATGTGTCACGGATGACATGAATAACCTTATTCAGACAACCAAGAACATCATGGTGTTGCGAGATATCGCAAAAGAACTGGATATCCCTTTCGTTTTGGCTGACTATTCAAAGGACTTTGACAGAGAGTTTAAAGCTTATCATTATTGGAAACACTGTGCTCAACGTGGAGATGAATCTTTTGATGGGGTTTCTATGGCCAGAGACCTCATACACCCAGGCGAAGAAACAAATGCAAAGTGGGCAGAAATAATCATAAAACTAATCAAAGAAAAACTATAAATACTGTTTATGAGATGGTTAATAGAAAAAATTAAAGAGTGGTTGAAGGAAGAATATCAACTTACTGTTTACTACCCAGGCGAAACTACTGTTCTGCCTGATGGTACTCGCATAGAGACGTTTAGTCCAAAAACTTATCATGCTAAAAAAATCTTAAAACTAAAACAAAACCACATTATTTTTATTGGTACTGATAAAAAGAGACATGAAATAAGAGTTGTAAATCCAGTTGGATTTGATTTGAAAAAAATATATTGATGATGGAGACAACATGGATTACGTTGACGTACTATTATTTACGGGACTAGGTTCGTATTCACACGGCGTACAGGCTGCAACAGAAGAACCTAGTTACGAAACCAGAAGTCGAACTTCTGGCACCTACCGAATTGCCACATACCTAAGAGATGAATTCGACTTTAACGTAGAAGTTGTCGATTTTATGTTTTCTTGGCGGTATGAAGAACTCGTTGAAATTGTAGATAGCAGGGTCGGACCAGACACTAAAATGGTGGGTGTGGGTGGACTCTTCTTTCTTGCAGCCCCGAACATTGTTAATCTATTCAAATACGTTAAAACCAATTATCCCAATGTGACCACTTGTGCTGGAAGTCAGGACATCTGGTCACTTATGAAAATACCAAACATCGATTATTACTGTATTGGTTATGGTGAACTCGGCATGAAGGCCATAATACAGGGTAATCCAGAAGTAAAACAATTTACGCCCTTTGAAGGCGGACCTACATTTCCAGTAGTAGATTGTTGGGAAAACTCAAAGTATCATGCGTACCCTTGGTCTGAATTGCCAATCCGATACGAGAAAAGAGACTTTATTAAACCCTACGAAGTTTTGTCTATGGAAACTTCTAGAGGATGTCGATTCGCCTGTTCCTATTGCAACTTCCCGATTCTGGGTGTGAAGGGTGACTATACTCGTTCACAAGATTGTTTTGAGAGAAACATAAAAGAAAACTATGACCTTTGGGGAACAACAGAGTACATCATTACTGATGATACTTTCAATGACTACATTCCAAAAATTAAAAAGTATGGTGATGTTGTTCAGTCATGTGATTTTAAACCAAACTTTACTGGGTACATTCGCGCAGACTTGATGACTCAACGCAAGGGTGACCTAGAAGAACTTGCTAGAATGAGATTCAATAGTCATCTCTATGGGATCGAATCAACAAATCATGCAAGTGCCAAATCAATGGGAAAGGGTGGTGACCCAAAGAAGATTCTAGATGGCATTCTAAAAGCTAAAGAATATTTCTTAAAAGAGAATGGGTTTTATCGGGGGGAGATAAGTTTGATTTGGGGGTTGCCGTACGAGACTCCAGAAACTCTAGACTGGACCTTCAAGTGGTTGGATGATAATTGGCAGTCTCAGGCAGTATCGATGTTCCCTCTACATATTATGAGAGACAATGGAATGACGCGACCCAGTGATCTTACCTCTAAGAAAGACAAGTGGTACAAGACCCCGCAACCAATGGAAATCGAACCAGTAGGCGACAGACTAGATCACATCTACGCCGATCCAAATGTCGATGATTATTTCAAGAGAAGAATCAAACTCCTTGAACCAGATTTGAATAGTCCACACTGGCACCATTTGACATATATGTGGAAAAACGAACACTATGATGCGGTCAGTGCATATATTGGTGTGCAGAACATGTTATTTGGTCATGATAGATATTGGGATAGGGGTGTACCCATTTTTAACCAATCAAACTGGCAAGGAGTGGGGTTTAGTAAGGCCGATATGTTGAAAAATTTCAGAGAATTGCCTAGTATGATGAATCCACCCGAAGAAATGGTAAAATCAGCTATAGAAGAGTACAAACAGAATAAGTTATCTTTATAAATATATTGAAACGTCAGATTTATTTTGGAGTATACACAATGCCGGTAGAAAGAAACATCCGTGACATATTACAGTCTGGAGAATCTACCCTATTAGAAGCTGATATGTCAAGAAGACTTGATATGCTGGTTCGACAGGGTATGTTGCCAGTTGCAAAACTGCCACTGTTAAAACGTGGTCTTGAAAAAATGAAATCTGGTAAAGTGGGTACTCCGCAAGAAAGAGATGCTGTTAGTGGTGTTCTTGACCAAATGATGTATATCATACTTGGTGACGATACAGTATTCCAGAAAGCACGACAACACACTCAAAAGAATCGCTATCAGACCGAAGAGAGTGAGATCGAAACGGCCGAAGAGAGTGATGATGTAACCTTGAATGAATGGGAAGAACTGTTGTTGGACATTCAGACTCTTGAAGAGAAGAATGTCCCAACAAACCCGAAGTTGTGGTCAAAGTACAAGTCACAGGCGAAGGCAAAATTCGATGTGTATCCTTCTGCTTATGCCAATGGTTGGGCTGCCAAGATGTATAAAAAAGCCGGTGGAAGTTGGAAATCAGTTAGTGAAGATGTAGAACAGGTTGATGAAGTATCATCTAAAATGTTGGCAAGTTACCAACAAAAGAACGAGACTGATCGTGAAAAGGCGGTTGGTACTC